GCGGCTGGCTGCCAGAGACCATCGACCAATGGAACGCGCAACGCCCCGGACGCGGCGTCGGCGGAGGCAGGCCACGCAAACACAAGACCGAATAAACACGAAAACGCCCCTCCCCCAGCATCAGCTGAGAGAGGGGCGATGTTGCATGTGGGCGCAAAATATTCCAACAGGAATCATTTATGCGAGGTTTTCGATGATCCGCTTCTCGGAATCGCTGAGCGGCCATACCGTCACATCTTCTGCGGCCTTCAGTTCCGCGGCCTTCAGTTCTGCGGCCTTCAGTTCCGCGGCCTTAGCTTCGCTCAGGAGATAGCCGCCGCCGTAGATGGCCTTCTTCACGGCCTTCTGCGAGTCGAGAGCCCTCGTGAACGCAACGTCTGAAGCCTTGACGCAGAACTCGACCTGCCTGCCGATCTTCCCGAGCCTGCTCACGGTAAGCAGTTCACGCGGATACGCGTATTTCGGCGGATGCCTGCGTTGCTCTTTCCTGACGCGCTTCACGGTCTCGTCGATCGCGTTGGCCAAGTCCGGCGCAGTGCGGATCAGGTCATCACCGAAACTCGTCACGAAGCTGGTGTTGACCTGCGCGCCGTTAGCATATTCGATGGTCGAATTCGTGACGATCATGTGCGCCCCATTGCGCGACGTGCTGGAGAAGATCGTGAGATACGGCGCGAACAGGAAGAACGGAATTTGCTCCGTCCGATAGAACGTGCAGATCTTCGACAGGATGCTGAACGGCGGATTATCCACAACCACCGCACCGCCCGAATAGTCGAACCGCTCGTAATCGCCGCCCGGATAGAACGGTCGCACCACCTTGCTGGGGTCGATGCCAAACTCACGGCATGCCCAGTCCTTTATCGTCTCATACACTGCGGGGGGGTATAGCAGTCATCCGTGGTCTTCTTCGGTTTGAATTTGTCCACGAACGCGCCGTAATCGTCAATCGTCTGCTGTCTGATGCCCATTTTGAAAGTCCTAAAAATAAAGCCCCTCCTCCAAAATGGAGAAGGGGCAGATTTAAAAACAGGGTGCAAGAATTTCCACAAGCACCACAGTGCGTGAATTTTCTTCCACGCGAGGTTGAGTTTCCGGCGCGAGTTTGAGTCTCACGCTAGAAAATCAATCACGGCGCAGCGGATTGTAGGCGACGCCAAGACCGCTGGCGATGAAGCCGGCCACGGTCGAAATGTAGCCGCCGACAGCCGCATCACCAAAGGTCATGAAACCAAGGCCAACGCATGAAGCGATCAGCCCGAGCACGTACACGACGGTGCGCACCTGCTTAGAAAAGACCGGAGTGTATGCGTCCGGCGGCTGGTTGTCCTGACCGTCCTCACGCTCGTTGGTGAGATTGTTGACTGTGGTCTCCAAAGTCGTCGGCGCTGCATGTTGAGCCATATTAAACCCCCTTAGAATCGGTTTTGATTGAGTGCCGTCTGCAAGGCGCGTGCGGTCGCGGGGCCGAAGCTCGCGTCCTGAGCCAGGCCGTAGTGCGCTTGGATGGCGCGAATGGTGGCGGGGCCAAGCAGACCATCAGTGCCGCAGCCCAGGCGACGTTGCACGGCACGGATCAGATCACTGCCGCCAGCGCCGTAGCGGACCACGCTCGAATCGATGGCGGGACGCGCGTAAGTCCTGCCGTCAGGCACCTGCTGGCCGCTGATGATGCCATCCACCGCGGTGCCCATCACCTGCTGCCAGCGGCGTACCGTGGCGGGGCCGACGTTGCCGTCCACGGCTAGGGCGCCGGTGGATGCCGAAGAGGTGTTGCCGCCGCCGTAGCGGAGGTAGCAGTTCCACGGGTAGCTGTAGTAGCCCCTGATGTTGGTTTCGCGGCCGGTCTGGTCCCCGGCCTTGCCGTAGGCCGTGCCACGCTCGGAGATGGACGCCTGCGCGAGCTTGCCGCCGCCAAGGTAGACGGCCACGTGGTGCACGTCGTTGAGCAGGATGTCGCCCGGCTGCGGATTACCATTCGCTGGGAGTCGCGTCCATCCGCGCTTGGTCAGCTCACCGGACAAGTTGCCGGTGTAGGTGGCCGAACCGGTGTCGAAGCCCGCCTCGCGCAGGCAGTGGATTACCAGGCTGGAACAATCGCAATTACCCCCCGATGGGTTGAAGTTCCAGCGGTCGGACTGGCTGTAGCCGAGATTGGCGACTGCGCACCAGTAACGCATACGATTGATGAGAGCGCTGACGCTTGCCATGTCAGTCCTCCAATCCTTCGACAGCCTTGGCCGCATCCGTTTCGGACACGACCGGGATGTCAATGGGCGGCAGACTGTCGCCCTGCGGTGTCATTTCCGGCGTCATGGTCACTTCGTCCATGACGGCCTCCTTCCCACCCCCAATAGGGGGCAATAAAAAGGCCACCTCCGAAGAGATGGCCTTGCGGTTGTGAAAATCGATATCAACGCTTTTTGTGGGCGTTGTGGTTGAAAACCAGAATGAGCGTGAGGAGAATCAGGTAGGCTCCGCCCGCGATGAGCAGTCGTGTCATTGCCGGTCCTCCAAGTATTTTTCGGCTGCTGAGATGATCCAGCATTGCGCGTCGAGTTTTTCGAGCTTAGCCAGCTCGTATCGGACGGCCTCGCTGTGGTCATGTGACTGGTCGCCGTAAATCAGGGAAATCAGCGTGTTTTTTATGGTGTCGCGGCAGAGTTCGTCCATGCGCTCGTCAAAGCGTTCCGTCCGCTCGCCTAATTGGCGGGTTTTAGCGAAATGCTGGGAAAGCACCGAATTATAAGGCAATCGCTCGGGGTTCACATGCGCATACAATCCGGTCGCGAGCGATTCGAGCGCCCCCGGCCAGATTTTCAAGCACAGTGTGATTACCGCGCACGCGCCGCCGACACCACCAAAACCCGCTAAAAACGTTTGAAACACATCACATCTCCTTGAAATCGTTTAATCTTTTGGCATGGTGTCGCCATCGAAATAATTGCCCGGCAATCCCAACGAGACGAGCTGCTGCCACTGGTCTTGAGGCACGCACAAGCCCTTGCTCAGATTGACCGTGCAACCGTTCAGCCCAACGAGAATGCCGTGAGTGGTGCTGGCGGCGGTGAAGACGTAATCCACGCGACAATTCGAACTGACCAGCCCACTATCACTGCCATTGGTGGTGAGACGCAAGCGCGGATTGTCGCCACTCGTGGACAGCATGTAACAGACGACGCTCACATGGTATTTCACGCCCGCCGTCAACCCCGTGAAGGTGATGTCCGATGGTGTCGTGTTCGTCGTCTTGACGCTCACACCGTCTTTCGGCATGACGCAGTGATTAACGATGAGACTCATGCCACCACCCCCAATGCGAGGGTCAGGCGCGCGGCATCGTATCCCCGTCGAAATATCCGATGCTGTTGAGCAGAGTCTTGTTCGCCTGATAATCGGCCTGCGTGCAGATGAGTATATTTGTCACGGTGACGGTCGGACTGCCTGACTTGACGGAATAATTCGCTGATAGCGGAGCGGAATTGTTGACGTACGTCATGTAGCTGACACGTTGGCGTGCGCTGAATTCGCCCTGTGTTCCGATAATCGAGACAGTGCCGCCTGTGACGTTCACATCGAAACTGACCCAATATGTCATCCATCTCACGCTCGGAACGGTCGTGAGATGCACCCACTTGTCTGCTTGCAAGGTGATGGTCGAGGATGGGCTCGTGCATAGGTTCGTGACCATCATCGGACACCACCCGCCCGACGAATCGCCTTAATCGCGTGGCATCGTGTCCCCCGAGAAGAAGCCCGGAAGCCCCCCCCCCGAGCGCCGCGTCATACGTGTCGGCGGCTTCCACGCTCAATTCGCTGATGGCCATACCGGAGGGGACGGCCAGGCGCGTGTCATTGGCGGTCGGGGTGAAGCGGATCGTATATTTCCCGACCGTCTGGGCACTTGGGTATTTGTCCGTGCTGCCGGAAAAGATGCCGATGCTTTTATTCGTCGTATCGTTGCTGACGATCCTGAACGTGCACACGTATTCCACGCCGACCTCGCACGCGAAAGGCAGGTCGATGTATTCGCCTCTGGTGTTGGCCAGCGTGCCACCGGTCATGTACTTCGATATGTCGCCGCCCTTTTTGACGACATGGAAGCCGGTGGGGTCGAACTTTGGGTTCGGCCACAGGTTAATCCTCTGCATTCTCGTCTCCCTTCACGCTTTCGAGCACATCCTTCGGGATGAGTTTCATGGCCGCCGACAGCTGACTGGTCAGGATTGCGATTTGCTTGTTGAGAGTGCCGATTTGCGCGGAAAGCTGGTCGATGACCTCGTTCGCGTCGGCTGGAATCTGAGTCAAAATAAGTCTCCTTTTAATGCGAAACCCCCACAATCCGTGTGGATTGCAGGGGTTGAAAAAAATGGTGAAAAGCGGGGGGTTAGTCGGCGGCGGTCATCGTGTCGATACGAGTCACGGCCTTAAGCTCGTCGAGTGTGAGGGTGCGTCCGAGATTCGTCTTCACGTCCGTCAACGTCACGGACGTGCCCGTATCGTCGAACGTGGCCAGCACGCCACGCTGGTAGTCGCGCCACGATTCGGCGGTGCCGTCAGCGCTGGAAAACTCCAATCCGAGACGGCACAATTCCGCGCGCACCGACTCCTTCGGCGGACGCAAATCAAGCACACCGGACGGCTCAGAGGGCGTCACGGCAGTAGTGGTATCAGCGGTAGTGGTCTCAGTGGTCTCATCGGCCATAATCAATCTCCTTAATTCTGTTGGTTTTGTCTTGGCATGAGCGATTCGTAGAAGCGTTCCTCGCATTCGTCCAACATGTTTTGGCTGGACTCGTCATCAAGGAAGGCGTCCAATCCCTCAATGTCCTTGGTCACGGTCACGTCAATGCCACTCGACGGCTCCTCATCGGAGTCATCAGCGGACAGTACGGCAATGAGATTCGCGTCCGTCTCATTCGACATGGTGGGCAGACTCATGCCCTCACGCGCCCTGTTGCGCGCGGCAGTCAGCGGGTCATTCATGACCTCGCCATCAGCGGCGAGCATGCTCACGTCGGTGGCGGAGTCGTCGAGCGCGCTTTCCAGGGCCTCATAAGCCCCAGTCCACACGCCCCTACCCGTGGTCGGGTCGTATCGGCTCCTATCCTCCTTGCCCTGCATGATCGCCGCGATCGCCTCACGCGTCGACGCGAGGCCGAGCAACGCCTTCCACGAGGCGATGGTCTCGCTGGAAAACACGAAATTGCAGCAGCCATTCACTGGCGGGTCGCAGCGGACGATGAGCAGTCCACTGTTTTCATCCTTTTCGAAAGTCGCAGACAAAATCACTCCAATCATCATTTGACAAGCCAGCCGAAAGTGTCGCACCACACGTCCACAGCGCATTTTTGGTCGGCGTTGAACGCTTTGATGCCCCACCCGGACTGTCCGCCAGTGTTCATCGTGTGAACGATAATGCCGGCCCACGTGGTGTCAGCGCAGGCCACGGCATAATATCGTCCGTATTTTGCCGGACTGCCGACCGAGAATTTGCTGTCGCCATATGAGCCGGTGACGAGATTCTGCGAGCTTGACCAGAGTTTCCACGCCACGGCACCCTCGAAAGTGTGCCGTCCATTCAGCCCGCCAAGATAACCGCCCAGATACACGTAGCCGGTGCTGATGTCCGAGAGCACACCGACCTCGCCGTTCGCGTCGGATGCGGTGCAGTATGCGCGGGCCTTCGAACCGTACGAGTGCACGGCGGCCTCGCAGAGGCTGCCGGTGTCGCTGCGCACGTTGAGATACGCGCTTGCGCCGGAGCCACCCACGCCTTGGAGGTTGAGGTCGGCGCCGCTTTTCTTGCTGTTGTCGCCCTCGTCCCAATTCGTGTCGGCCTTGAGGTACGCCTGCGAGGTGATGCCGCTGCCGGTGCCGCCTTTCGCGCGTGGCTTGGAATTGAGGCGAAGGAAAGCAGCAGGGTCGTTTTTAGTGACGTGTCCGCTCCACAAGTCCAGTCCGCCCATCGCACCGACCTGATTCGACTGGATGACAGAAGCAATGGCCGGATGAGAGTAAAAAGCCGTCGAACCGTTGTAAGCGGGGAATTCCAGGCCATCACCAACGAAAGTCTCAGTGCCGCCGATGACGCTGCTCCGATAATCCGGGCTGATACGCACCCTGTGCCCGCTGACGCGGGTTTGGAAAGTGCCGGTCAGCACATTCGACTTGCCCTCACCGTCCAAATAGACGGTCTGGTTATGGCTCGAATCCCACATCCGCAAAGCCGTGCTATTGAGCTTCATGCCCGTGTTCGCGGCCTCGGAGCTCTGGAAGACGGCGCCCGTGAAGACGTAGCCCTTGAACTGGCCTGCCGCCACCTTGTCGGACGTGATAGTGCCAGCCGCGATCTTGACAGCCGTCACACTGTTTGCCGCCAGCTTGTCGGCCGTGATGGCACCAGTCACAATCTTGGACGCATTGACCGAATTAGCAGCCAATTTGTCGGCATTCACGACACCAGCCGCCAAGGCAGCAGTGGTCACGGCATTAGCCGCAATCTCCCCGGCCTGAATCTTGTGGACGTTGAGCAAGGCCACGGTCATATCTTCCGTGACCTTGAGCTTGCCCGTGGTCACGGAATTGGCTGCAATCTTGTCGGACGTGATGGCCAGTGCGACGATATTGCGCGCCTGCACCGAGTTGGCGGCGAGTTTCGCGGCGGTCACCGCATCAGTCACCAGCTTTTCAGTCGTGACCGAATTGGCAGCCAGCTTGTCCACCGTGATGGCATTGGCCTTGACCTTCTCGGCGGTCACTGAGTCGGCGGCGAGATGCTTCGCGGCCACGGTTCCAGACGCGAGGATGTTGTTCGCCACGAGGTCAAAAGGCTCGAAGCGCGTACCATCCCACGTAAGGACTTCCACCACACGATCGGACAAGGGCACGAGCACGGAAGGGCTGGCGTTTGGCGCACCAGTCCAGTAGGTGTAGAAGTCGGCAAGCATGGACGGCGAATTATTCTTCTCGCCCTTCCAGCGAGTCCAATACTTCTGCGTCCTCCACCACATGTCCCCCGGCTTCAAACCGTCATGGGACGGCTCGTCGGAGCCACGGTAGATCAGATTCTTACCATCAGCAGTGGTCTGCGCCTTCTGAGCGGCGGCCTGAGCCTGATTCGCCTGAGACGCGGCATTAGCGGCAGCAATATTGGCCTTGTCTGCCGTATCCTGCGCGGTCTTCGCAGCCGTATTGGCCTTGACGGCGGCGTTCGCGGCGTCGGTCGCGGCCTTGTCGGTCACAGCAACCCAAGCCGACCCATTCCACCTTTTCGGAGTGTTCGCGCCATTCGTGGTGTCAATCCACAAGGTCGAAGCCTTGCGCATCGACGTGGCCGGCGCCGTGCTCTGAATCAGCACGTCGGCCTTGCCGTTCGCCACGCCAGCGGCGGCAGCTGCTGCGGTATTGGCCTTCTGGGCTGCATTGGCCGCATCGGTGGCGGACTGGGCCGCGCTATCGGCGGTGGCCTTGGCCTGAGTCGCCACGCTCGACGCATTGGCAGCAGTGGTCTTGGCATTGGCCGCGTCCGTCTTGGCAGCATTGGCCGAAGCGTTGGCGGTGTTAGCCAGCGTCTCCGCATTGCCAGCGGTCTTCTTCGCAGATTCGGCTGCGGTCTGTGCGGCATTGGCGGCATCCTTGGCCTGACCGGCGGTCGCGGTCGCACTTTTCGCAGCAGCAGTAGCAGCATTGGCGGTGTCCTGAGCGGTCTTCGCTGCACCATTGGCCGTGTCAGCCGCGCCCTGCGCGTTTTTCGCTGCGGCAGTGGCATTCTCAGCAGCCTTCTTCGCGTCGGTGGTCTTCGCGGCGTTATCCGCGATGTCGGACTTCGCCTGAGCGATTTCGTCGGCATTGCGCTCCACGTCGGCATAGCCCATGTGGTTCCAAGCGGCACCATCCCAGACAAGCGTGTCAATCACACGATCGGACAAGGGCACGAGCACGGAAGGAGAATTATTGGCTTCGCCCTGCCAGTAGGTGTAGAAGTCGGCCAAGAGGCTCGGTGAGTTGTTCTTCTCGCCTTTCCACCTCGTCCAATATTTCTGCGTCTTGAGCCACAGGTCGCCGACGATCAGCCCTTTGGAGGCGTCCGGCTCGTCGGGGCCACGAAACGTATGATTCTTGCTGTGGGCCTCGGCATACGCCTGGGCGGCGGATTCCTTCGCCTTGCTGATCTCCCCGTTCGCGGTGGTCAGGTCGCTCTTGGTCTGCGCAATATCCTTCCGAGCCTGAGACAGGTCGGTCTGCGCCTGGGCGAGCGACTTGGACGCCGCGTCGAGATTCGACTTGTTGGCTTGGATGTCCTTCTGGGCCTGCGTCAGCTTCGCTGCATTGTCCTTCAACGCCGTCTGATTGTCAGCCAAATCCTTTTGAATCTGCTTGACCTCATCAGGCGAGACGGCGGAAGCCACGGTCACAGTGGCAATCGCAGACCAGTCAGACTTATTGCCCGCATGGTCGACGGAACGCAAGGCATAGCTATGCGGTGAGCCGCCCGTCAAACCGGTGATGACGTAATCGCCCTGCCCCGACTGGGTGGCGCTGATGACCTGCATTCCAGCCGCATTGATGCCCTCGCCCACCTCGATATGGTCGAAGTCAGGCTCCATCTGCGCGCCGGCAGCGGTCTTGCCGTCCCAGTGGATGGTGACCACGCCAAGCTCAGAGGAAAGCAACGGCTTGGATGGTACGGCGCATGGCGTCGTATCCGATTCGACGGTGGCCACGAAAACGCTCGACCATTCACCAAGCTTGTCCGAATACGTCGGCACAGCCCTGACGCGCACCTCGATTTGAGTGCCGCAATCCAAACCGCCGAAGCCAAGCTGCGTCTTATCAGTCGTGCCAGCGGAATGCCAGGGCGCGCCATCCACGTGCTTGCGCCACTCGACGGCGTAATTGCCGATTTCGATGGCGGTGTTATTCGTCGCTTCGGTCACGGCGGACCACATGGCCGTGGCCAAGCCGTGCGCATACCCGTCCGAGCCGAGGTAGGCGTCCGTTTGCACCACAAGGCCGAGCGGCGCTTTCGGCACGCGATGGTCATGGTCAGTGGAGACAGTGGTTCCGCTCTCACTGCCAGCCAATGCCGCGCCACCGGTAATGCCCTTTATCTTCTTCGCCTGACGCACCGAAGCGTCATACTTAATATCATTCAGGGCGATGGAGGCGCTTAAACCCTCATTCTGGCGCATGGACAGGTCGATTTCCTGCACGCGCACCTTCTCGCCGTGAGCCACGGTAGGGGCGGTAATCCAATCGCCCGCATGATAGTCGATGAGCGGCAGATTATCCACATTCGCGGTCACCAGATCGCGCGTGTACTGGCCACGCACACGAGCCGCGTCATCCAGCGTGGATTGCATGAATGCCTGGGCGGTGTCCTTGTCGGACACGCCGCCCTGCGACGAATAGGATTCCCACTTGCCCCACGGTGTCGGCGCGGCCGGATTATCCATGCGGAAGAGGAGGTTATTGTCACCCTCGACAAGGACGGTGGACGCGAGGTCAGCGATGGACTCCTCGAAGGGTGCCTCGCTGATGTCACGTGCAAGCTGGAGCACGACGCTCTTGCTCAGGTCACGGCTCAAGGCGGTGCTATCCGCATTCCACAGCTTGAGCGTCCTGCCGGACGTGCGCCAGTCGCAGCCGCCACCATTGACAAGAGCACTCAGGATGGTCTGCAAATCAGTGCCAAGAGAATAGTACAGAGTGTACTTTTTTGCCCAATTACTGCCCGCCGCGTCCTTGGACGTGTCGAATCCCAAGGTCAGGCCGGTGGCCACGCCACCACGCTGACGATTTTCGTCCAGCAAGGTCTTGAGAATCGTGCCCGGATTGGAAGAATAAAATGGCCTTTTGCCCTTGTTGTCGCCATCGGCGATGAGATGGCTCGCGTCGTTGTTTTCGGCCTTGGACAGCAGCCAGCCAATCGACTGACCGGAATAAGTGATGGTCTTGGTGCGGTCATCGGTCTTGCCGGAGCGTCCGGTGATGACGAAACGCGCATTGTCCGGCTCACGATAGCCGCTGCCGTCCGACACCTCCACTGCCACTTCGAGGCCGTCCGTCAGCTCTCGGTCGAAAGCCTGAGCGTCACCGGACAGCAGGGAATATTCGATGCTGATTGCGCCATCGTCATCGTGGAGCATGCTGGCGCTGAAGCTCACCGGCTCGGCCAGCACACCGATACGCTCACCGAATGGACGATAGGCCACAAGACGGGCATGAAGGGACTTTGCCATGAATCACTCCCAGGATTGCAAAAACCGGCAAGTCACCTTGTCGGTGCCGCCGGTCTGTTTGATTGCGAGGCGATAATCGCCGGAATCGATTGCGGGCCACACCTGCAGTGGCTCGGTGGTCCAGTCGACGCCGGACGTCACATCCGTGCCGCCTGACCATGCGTCGGCGTTGGCCGCCGTCCACGCCTTGCGATTGGCTGCATCGACGAAAAGGTAAGGTCGTGAGGCGTCGCGTTTGCCGCCCCACATTAGATTCGTGCCACTTATCGGGTCACTGATCGTGACGGCGGTTGCGGCACCGAAGCGCAATACCAGCGTGCCGATTGGCGCATTGGAAAGCCAGCCCTCCGGCACTGTGTCGAAAAGCTGCGAGGCGGAAGCGTTCGGCAATCCAGCCCACCGTGTCCAATAACCCTTGTTGCTGGGCTTATCGACACTACCGGCCATGAGACGCCCGCCAGTCGCGTCCAAGGTGCGCTCCTGCCACTGCTCCCCCTGCCAATAAACGTCAGGCAATTGGAAGACGGCGGTGGCCGCGCGGTGGTCATCCCACGGAATCTCGTCACCGTCCGGCTGACATGACGTGCACACCGCGCTGGCGGTCATGCGCCGAGTCCAACCGGACACCGTGTCACGCTCCACGCGCGTCAGCTTGGAAGCCAAACGGCACAAGCGGTAGAAGCGGTGCATCAGAGCATCCGCATCAGGCCCGTCCGTGATGAATTTCAGCGTGATCTCCGGCGCGTCGAAAGCCACCGGACCGGCTGGGAGCATCATGCCATTCCGACCATTCACCGTGACCGAATCAATGCGCGGGCTGATGCTCGTGAAATGGGTGGTGCCGACGATCAAACTCGAATGCTCACCGGTCAGCTGCTGACCGTTGATGAGATAATCCGTGAGAATCATTGCACCACCCTTTTCACTTGTCACCATTGCGGCATTGCCGCCGTCTGCAACTTCTGCTGCGTGCTGATGCTCGTCGGAGCGATCGCCGGATAATTAAAAGTCTGCGTGACGAAGGTGTTGCCACCACCGCCATTGCTGACATTCGCGCGCCCCGACTTCGACGCATCCACGTCAAAACCGCCATTGATCTGCGCGTTCATACCATTCACGGTGCGCTGCACGTCCTTCCAGCCCTGCCGCAATGACTTGTCAAAGCCCTGCATGATGGCACGGCCAGCAGGCTTAAGCATCACCTTGTCGTAGCTGAGCGGGCCCTTATGCTTGACAATCCAGCCACCGATACCGCTCACAAAGCTTGCGACCGGACCGAATGCCGACATCAAGCCCCTCAGCAAGCCACTAAGAATGGCCTTGCCAGCACTGATGAGCCAAGAACCGGCACCGGAGAAGAAGCCGGAGATGTGCCCTCTGATGCTTCCGAGAAAACCACCAAGGACATTCATGGCGCTTGTGATGCCGGAAATCAGTCCGCCGATGATTGACGCGCCGGCAGTCAAAAGCCATGTGGCAGCACCGGAAAAGATGCCCATAATCGCGCTCCCGATGCCACCAATAATGCCAAGCACCGTTTCCACGGCACCCTTAACAATCTGTTTGAATCCCTCAAACGCCTGCCGCCAATCTCCAGAAATGAGACTGGAGACAACATTGATGACGCCTTGAATGAAGGTCATCACACCTTGAAGGATGAGCTGGATGGAATTAATGACGCCTTGGATGAAAGGCGTCATTACCTGAATCGTCGGGAAAAGCGTGTTTTGGATGAATCCGACGATCGCGGAGATTACCACCGACACGATTGGAGTAAGCCCCTGCACGACTGAGGCAATGCCAGTCAACGCACTGGTCACAATGGGAGCCAATTGCTGAATCAATGGAACAACAACAGTCGAGACCAGATTGACAACCAGACTGCTGATCTGCGAAATAATCGGCGTCAGCGACTGTATCGCGGACGTGATGGCAGTCAGCACGACGGTCACTACTGGCGCGAGTCCCTGGATAATCGGGACCAATGCCTGCACCACCGTGGTCACCACGGTCAAGATGCCTTGAATGGCCGGAACCATAGCTCCTATCAGCGTCGAGATTATCGGCGTCAGAAGCGGAATGATTCGGGCAAGCACCGGAATCAGAGCCTGAGACAACTGATTGAAAGCCGTCATGAGCGTCTGAATCGACGGCTGAAGCATTTGGAATGCCTGCTGCAAGCTGACGAAGACATTCTTGAGCATCGTGCCGAATTCGCTGCGGAGCTGAGGGCTCGTGGCGATCAATCCGGCCAGAGCGCCAATCACCAAAGTGATAGGCCCGCCGAGACCACCGAGCACTTTGCCCAAGCTGCCAAACATGCTGCCGATGATCGGCACGCCACTCAATCCGCTCAACGCGCCGCCAAGACCAGCCGCGCCAAGCAAGCCGGTCACAGCGGCGATAGGACCGGACAGTGAGCCAAGACTCTTGGCAAAGCCACTGAAATCAAGCTTGCTGATCTTGTCGGCGATACCACCGAACACTTTTTCAAGCGGCGGGCCGATCTTCTCGGCCAGTGCGGCCACCTTGTCGAAAAACGCGGTGATGAGCGGTTCGACGGCCTGCACCATCTTGATGACCGCGCCGCCGACACCACCGAAAGCCGCGATGAGGTCATTGCCGACAGAAGTCTTCAGCCCGGCTATCTCATGCTGCAAGATCGTCATCTTGCCCTGCGGGGTCTGCGCCAAGGCCTTGTTGATACCACCGAAGTTGGCCTCCAACACCTGCGCGGCCATAGCGGCCTTCTCGGACGCGCTACCCTCCTGCAAGACCTTCTTCTGCGCGTCGGTCATCGTCACGCCATATTTCGACAGTGCCGTGGCGCTGCCGGTCATGACCTTGCCAAGCAGGTTAGCGATCTGCACGCCATCCTGAGCCGTCGCGTTATAACCCTTATTGTTGGCGATCATGTCGGCCAAAGCGGGCGTCAAAGTCTTGACCTGATCCGCCGTCAGCGCGAAAGTGCCGAGCTGTGCCTGAGCGGCCTTCAATGTGCCGCCGGATATGACGCCGGTCTGTCCAAGCGTCTTATTCAGGCTGAGCAGCGACTTCTGCTCTTCGTCAGTCCAATTATTGTTTTTGGCGACCTGTTGGAATTTCGCGGTCACTTCACCGGCCTTGAGGGCCGCATCCACGGCCTGCTTGCCGAAATTCACCAGATATCCGCCAGCGGCGGCAGCGGCGCCGGACACGACGGTGGCCATGCCCTTAGCCGCCTTGCCGATACCGCTCACGGCCTTCGAAGCGAAACCGGAAGCCTTGCTCAAACCCGAATGCAACGCATTACCGGCCTTCGCGGCCGCATTACGCGCACCCTCCGGCAAAGCATTCCAAGCAGCCGAAAACTTGCTTTTGATGTTGGACGTGACCTCGCCAGCCGTCGAACTGATCTTCTGCACGGCCGTGCTGACGCCTGGAATCTTGCCGACGATCTGCTGGCCCACCGACGCGAAGCCGGACGCCAGCCGGACGAAAGCGTTCTTCGACTTGTCAGCTTCGGCCGCCAACTGCGTCTCAAGGTCCTTAAGCCGTCCCTTGGCGGTCTTGAGGTTATCGGTCGCCGCCTTGAGATTGTCAGCCGCCGCCTTCTGCCGGATCTGCGCCTGTTCGAGTTTGATGGCCGCAGCCTGCGCCTGAGTCGAATCGGCCCCGTATTTTTGCGTGGCCGCGTTCAGCTTCTCCTGCGCGGCCTGCACCTGCACGCCGGCAGCCTTGAATTTCAGCAAGGCGTCAGTATTCTTCTGCGAGGCTTGAGCCACGTCCTTTTTAAAGGACTTCAAAGCCTCGGAATTCAATTCAGCGGCACCACTGTTAAAGCCGCTTTTGAAGGCGTTGCCGACCTGCTTGCCCTGCTGCGCCCCGTTGAACCCTTTGGAAAAGGTGTTTTTCATGGCGGAGACGGCTTTTCCGGTCTCTTTCGCCACATTCTGGCGGAAGCCATTCATCTGCGGGAAAATGCTCACATGCGCGGAACCAAGCTCGCTACCGCCAGCCATGACAGCCTCCTCTATTCACTTTTTTTGAAGCCGAAGATGCTGCTCATCGACTCCAAAGCCTCACGACGCTCCTCATCGGTCACTTCGACGTGCTGCTTCCCCGCCTTTTCCGGCGCGAGGTCGCCAAGAATCGACGTGCCGCCAGCCTGAATCGCGGTAATGATCGCCGTCGCATCCATCGGCAGCACCATATGCACGGCAGACATGCCGCAATACGTCGATGGATCCGCCGAAAGGCTCTCCCACAAGGCGATCGCGTCGCGGTAACGGAGTCTGCCGCCCAAGTCGGCCTGCAGACTCCACCCGCGAGCCGCGAAATCGGCTCTTATTCGATTGCCGTCTTCTCCTTGGAGGAGCTGGCAGAAGCCGACGATTTTCCCAAATCAGCGCCCTGTACCTTGGCAATGATTTCGCCATAAGCGTTGAGGATGTTCATCGGCACCATGACCGGCTCCTTCGCCAGCTCCTTGGCCGCATCCTCACCAGCGAAAGCAGTCAGCATGTCCTTCAACGTCTGAATCTGCTCGACATCCGACTTAATGTCGGACAGCTTCACGAAATCATCAATCGACAGCGCCAAGGGCAGCTTGTAAATATGGCCATGAGGAGCCAAAAACCATACGGAGCCGTCCTTGATGAGATGCTTCACCTTCATCTGCTCGGCGGACGCTTCAAGCGCCTTCTCCTCATCCTCTGCAGTCCAAGCGTCGAAATCGGCGGCGGAGGGCATCACGTTCTTGGTCATTTCTTCCTTCTTTCAAACGACTAAAAATTTTTCCTTTGCTTCACTGGATGAAGAGGAAGAATCCCAGCACATGCGAAGAAAGGAAGAAAGAAACACATGCTGGGAAGAGTTGAATCAGTCAGCCACCGGCTGAGACTCGGAATCATCAGCCTGATGATCGGTGGCGTGAGACCCGGACGAAACAGTCGGAGTCACGAAGGACTGCAAATACTTGCTGTTGCCGGAATCGCAGGCGTCATCCTGAATCCATTCGATGGTCCAAGCGTCACCGGTGTTCTTGCCAGAAGTCTCCTGCCCCTGCTCGTTGCCGGTCAGATTCACGACACCCAGACGACGGCGGTGCGTGCCATTCTTGAACACCGTCTCCTGATAACAGAACCACTTGCCGTCCTGAATCACATCGGTCACGTGATACACGCCACTGGAGTCCGGCTTGCCGATCGTCATCTGGCGCGTGATGTCGTTATCCTCGGCCACCGTGAACTGCGCGGTCAGCGACGCCTTGCCATTAATCGAATATCCAGGCTGGTGGAATTTGATCGCATCATCGGCGTCACGGCTGTCCTGCGGCGCGCCATCCTCGGTGATAAGGCCGACGAAGCCACCCTTGCTGAAGATCTCGTCCAAACCGGTCTTCACGTCGGCCACGGTCGGCGCGATGAGATCGGCGGTCAGCTTCTGAGTCGCATCATAAGGTGCGAAACGGAAGGCGCTTGTCACCACGATCTTCGCGGCGCTCAGGTCATTGCCTGCTGAATCAGCTGCCATATTTTGTCCTTTCAAACAAAAAGGCGCTGAAACAAACGTTTCAACGCCTAAAAATTAAGAATTATTGAATTATTGGATTTTTCCAATAGCGGAGAATTCGAGAGTCAGATAGCATCTGGCGATGTTCGCGTCCTCGGCCACGAAATACGGACCATTGCACCCGTCCTCATCAATGCCCGCGATCGGCGAACCGTCAAGCGAGCAAATATCGGGGTCGGTGAGCAAACCGTAGATTCTGGCCGCCAAGTCACGGCAGGGTTTCGGAGCGGCACGAGCCCCGTAACGCACGGTCACGCCGACGCTCCGGTCGAAGAGCACGCGATTCGATTGCGAGCCGCCATCGTCACGCACCACGACGAGCGGCCGTGAGCCGTCGTAATCGTCCGGCTCACGATTCGAAACGATGACCGTCGGAAAAGACGGCTTAAGCCTGGCACGTAGAAAAGAGCAGATCCACAATTCAATGTCTGGCGGCAGGACTGCTGTCATGTTTTGCCTGCCTTCAACGCCTTGCGGAGATTGCCAGTCTTCGATTCCACTAGCAGGGTTTTCGGATCGGTGCCGACCACCATGCATGTGGTCCGATGCTCGTGCTTGACCTCCTGGATCTGGAGGCCGTCGCGATACGCGCCAGTATCAACCGGAGCATGCGCTTTCGCATATTCCAAGGTCTTTTCGGCCGCCCTGCGGGTCATGGCCTTGACGCCAGCCGAATTCATCAACTCATCGAAATATTTGTCGTTGAATTTGACCATCACTCCCAAAAGCCATCACCCCCGATATTCGGATAGTGGAATCTCGATCGTCGGCTGCCATGACACGAAAGCATTCGCGTCATGACTTGGATAGCCGGACACCTCCCAACATCGCCCGTCATCCGGCAACGCTCGAATCCTGTCACCCGGCATGATGTCGAGAGTCGGATCAGGAGACGTGAGGTAAGCCGTGCTCGTGGTCTGCTCGCGCAGGCCGTCGGGTGCGCGCGTGCTGCTGGAGCTGGCGAGAGCGCCGGTAAAATCCAAAGTTTCTGGATTAGACCAGTCCTCGCCGGTCTGCTCGCCGGAATACGGGTCATTGACCTTCCTCGCACGCAGCCGCCGCCATTTGGTGGCGCCGGACATGCTGAAGGACGAGCCATGGCCGAGATAATCCAACGCGGAAGTCACGGCTTCACCCCCCACGACAAGCGGTAAGGCTGCAGCGTGCGCTTCTCGGAATCGAAAAGCGCCACGTTAGGCACGCCACCATCGGAGCCTGACCGGTAGGTGACGCTTGAGCCATTCGTGGATTGTGAGGATACGGTGCCGGGCACCTGCATCACACGAGACGCGATGTCCAGCAGAATCATCTGCACTTCCGGCACATCCTCCAAATCCCAACCATCGGTAATGGTCGCTTCCACACTCCCCGGCAGATCGGGAAAGGTGGCGCCATTGACCAGCACAAGGCTCCCGGCCTCGCTGTACCGCGCATCCTGCACGTGTTCCACGCCATCAAGCTTGAGACTCGAAAGCGCGGTCACATGCTTGGATGGCAAGAGCAGCGAATCACCGCCGTGACCATCCAAGCGAATCGTACGAGTGACGGAAGGCGCGACATGCCAGCCGCAATACCGGCGAATCGCAGTCTGAGCGGCATGCATCTTGAAACCGGCATCGACTTGGAAAGAGTCGGCGCTTGGAATCAGATCACCAATCACGGCAGTCATGCCGCACCCCCAATCACTTACTTGGCTGCCATCAGGCCAGCGGCCACCAGAGAATCGACAAGAGCATCGAATTCCTGCTTGGTCGGCGCATCGCCTGCGGCCTTGGACACATTCTTCGCCACCGGAAGAGAGGCGGCACCGCCGATAGTGACCGGCTTGCCCTTGGCATCAAGCGCCACAAGCTCCGCCACATCCTGCGTCTTGTCGATGTTCGCCTCTTTCGGGGTGACGAAGCGCACATACTTCTGCGTCATGATCAGGCCGCCTTACCGAGAGTGACCTTCACAAAGGCCTTCGGATACTTGACTTGCAGGCCGACACGCTCGCTAATGCGGCAGGTCTGCTTGAAGTGCAGGAAATCATCGGCATTCGAGTCGGTCATCTTCACGACCAGACCACCCTTGCGCAAAAGCTCGGCGCTCTTGAAGGCACCGACCAGCGCGGTGCCCTCGGCAATGGCGGCGGTAGCGATTGCGGGGACATTCCACAAAGTGGAACCGTTAGTCAGGTTGAGGTAAGAGCCTTCCGCGTTCTTGGCGATGGTCAGCTTCCAGAAATCGACCGGATTAAGGACGAATGCGTCAGCCTGATAATTGGTTTTCAGCGTGATGTACAGCTTGGCCTTGGACAGACGGTCGGCGTCCGACAGCTCATCCTGGCCCATCGTCTGAATCTCACGATTGAAAAGACCCTTCAGATTATTACCAGTGCCATCACCGGACAGGAGTTGGTTTTCCTCCGCCAGCTTCAGGTCATACTGCGCGTTGTTGTTGATTTCCGACACAATCCAGTTGAGATCGTCCATCATGTTGTCGCTGATGGCGAAGAAGCTGGCGACGGTGCTGATCTTGTCCTGCTTCCACACAGGTTCCTTCCAATGGACCTGCGGGGCTACTCCGGTTTCGGCGACGGTGGAGGCGTTGCCTTCAAGCTCGCTGAATTCCGGGTATTCGATCAGGTTGCCGCTGACGGCACCGGAAGCGAAGAGGTCGGCCACGACCAGCGGACGCTGATACGGTCGAGCAGGCTGAGTGTCGATCTGCGTCAGATACGGGGCATAGCCTTCGGACGGCGCGCCTTCCACGTGAGTATCATCCGCTGCCTTGTATTCGACCTCGAAGTTGCGTGCGATGGCAGACTTCACGTCAAGGCCAGCATTCTGCATGGACTTGACGTAATAATCACCGATACTCTTGGCGTGGATGGCGTCGGAGCCACCAACATGCTGCACGCCGGTCTTGGCGTTGAGCTGGCCGATCTGCGCGAGCAGATCATCGGACTGCTTCATGCCGTCCAGCTGACGGTCGATGCCCTCGACCTCGGCCAGCGCGCTCTTCACAAATGCGATGGTATCGCCATCAGCCTTGCCAGCGGCCAGCAGACCCTGCTTTTCTTCGAGCTGCTTGACAAGCGCGGCTCGCTTTTCCTTGAGAGATGCCATTACGGTCACTCCCCTTTCCGCCCAACTTGGGCAATCTTGATTGCGAGTTGCAACGCTTCCGCTTCGGAAAAACCGTCCGGCTCCTCGGACTTGGCCCCATCGGGCTCCTCGTTCTTGGCTGCACCGGCATCCGATGCCTTCGCATCGTCACTCTGGTCATTGTCATTGTTGTTGTCGGACTGAGTGGTGTTCTCAGCCACGAAATCCTTGAGTTTCTTCGCCTGACCGGTCAGGTCATCGGCGATCTGCGAGAGAATGCCAAGATTCTTCTGTGAGAGGGTGCATCCGGTCTTCAACCGGCGCAGCGCGTCCTTCACGTCCACGATGCCCGTATCCTGATTCGCGCCGACAGGCACGAAGGACGCCTCATACACCCTCAGCTCACGCAATTCGTTGGCTTTGGTGCCGTCATCGAGCTCCACCTCGCCCTCGTCCATCACGTCGAACGCGAAGGACAATTGACTGAGACGCTTTTCCTTGATCAGGTGGTAGACCTGCGCGGCCTTCGGCGAGTCCATGTCGAAATGGCCTTTGATCCACCAGCCGTGATCGTCCTCGCCCATCGAATCGACGCCGCCGATGTTGTAATCGGGGTCATCCATACGATGCCCATACAACACTGGCAGCGTGTTGCCGCTGTCCTGCCATTCCTTGATGGTCTTGTCGAATGCGCCCTTTGCCACCACGTCACCGTAGCAGTCTGGTTCGCGGGTGAAAGTGGAAGGGTAGGCGATGAATTCGCCATCCTTGAGTGCCGAGTCCTCGCCATCGGCCTTGAATCGGCACTCGAAATCCTTAAAGTGCATCATGCACCTCCTTGAAATGCGTTCGCATGTCCTCCGTCTCCTGCAATGCCCTCACACCGGCATCGAATTGCCCCAAACCGGCCTTGATGGTCAGGTCGGCCTGCAGTTCGTTCTGCCATTTGAGCCATTTGATGTCATCGACTCCCATGCCGGCGCCGAAACGTGATCTGACGCTCTTCTCCAAGCGGTCGCGCCAAGCATTGACGATTGCCGCTGTTTTCTCGCCGTCGTCCGATTCAATGGCCGAACCGTCGGCTGGACGCGACGGGTCACCGCCATCCTGCGGGCTTGACTGGCCGCCCTTGGTGACATTGAGCGGCACAACCAGTTCGTCACCGCCATCGACGCGCGGCAGATTCTGACTGGCGCGCGCCTCGTTCGGCGTGATCCACGGAGCGCCGACCGAAGTGCTCATCACACTGGCCTGCTCCTCGAAATCGCCGGAAAGCTTGCTGCGGATGTCGAATTCGATGTAATTCGCGTCCGGCGCACCGACCTTCGGAGCGAGGAAAGTGTTTATCCTGTCCTCGATCATGCGCATGGTCGGACCAAGCGTCTCGGAGTACAGCATCTTGCGGAATTCCTTGGTGTTCGAGAAATTCGCGTTGTCCAGGATGCCGACCATGACCGGCGAGACGTGGTAGACGCTTGCGACGGTGGACAGCGAAAGCTTCGTGACCTCGCTGAATTCCTCCTCGCGAGCATTGAAGCCCAAACGCTTCAACTCCATGCCATCCTCAAGCAGTGGCGTGGCACCGGCCTGAGCACCCTTGTCGGTGAATTCCTTCCACCCGCGCTTGAAACGCTCGCGGTCGGCGTCATTCCATTCCGGCGCATCCTTCGGACGCACCAGCACGCTGCCGATACGGCCGCCGCGCTTCCACACCTGAGTGCGATACGACCATGCCTGGATCTGCTCGTTGATAATGTCCTTCAGAGCCCTCACGGGAGTAACGCCCTGCGTCGGGTCATCAGGGTTCCACCCGTGGAACACAAGCATGTCATCGGCCGGCACATCATAGTATGACGTGCCCAAATCAGGATAAACGCGATAATAGGCCGGCTGGAACACACTGCCATCGCGCTTCGCCTGCACCCAGCATGGCGGAATCGGCTGAATCTGCCAGCTACCGAACTTGTCGGCATCCCGATCAGGCGTCTGCATGACAACCCAGTAAGCGTTATCGTAAAGCGCCAAGTCAGCCACAAGCTGACGCATCAACTCATAGCCCGTCATCGTGCCGTTCGGCTGCTTCAGCAGATTTATCAGCACATCATCGGTCACACGCTGCCTGTCGGTGTCGCTGACACGCTCGAATTCCTTCAATCCGACCTGAGCGACATTCCGCGCCAGAAAAGTAATCACGGTACGCAAATGCGGCTGCGTCTTGAAAAGCTCGGCCTCAGTCTGGCCCTGAATCATGGCCATCTGGTCGGACAAATCAAAGGAAATGCTGTAGCGCGGCTGGAAAACGTTCCTCAAGGCGCTCCAAAGGCCCATAAGGCACCTCCAATCGCTTCAAAAAAGTCAAAGAATCATCAATCCATGCCCCGAATAGGCGGAAGCCTTCACCGGCTCAGCATCCACAGCCTGCATGGTCTCCAAGGCGTACAATGCTTCCGATTCGGCGATAAGGCCGCTGATCTGCAAAGCACTCTTAGCGCGATCCCACACCTCGACCTCACCGAGACGCCTTGTCACGGCCACGCTCACCTGCTGTTCGATGGCGGGCTGCGGCAGGTGCCGGAGCTTGCCTTCGCGCACGCGGTCGAGGAAGCGGCCGCAGCACGCGCCAAGGCGGAAACCCTCGATAAGGTGGACGTTCCAGCCTTTTTCGGTCAAGGAGTCGATGAAATCGACGGCCGGACAGCCCTTCGACTGTACGGCGATCTCGCAAATCGACGGCCAGCTCTCACGCAATAGGTCAAGAAAGTGCGGCACCCACAGCATGCCGTCACGACGCGCGATAAGCTCCACATGAGGCAGGCCATCGGCGCGCAGGCCAGCGGCGGCCACATACGTGGTCTGCCGGTCGGCCGAGGTGTCCACCGCCAGGACCACGCGGTTCTCGGCGGGTATGCAGGAAGCGTCATCGGTGCCATGCGCCCACAATTTTGGATTGATGTAGGGCACGATGTCGGCCGTCACCCACTGGCATAGGACCTCGGTGCGAAATGCGGCCTCGGTCATGCCATCGATGTCGGAGCGCACGGAAGCCACGGTCATCGGCCCATAACCGAGAGACGGGTTAGCCTGGCGGATCGCGTCGGCATCATCCACCGGGCACTTATCAGGCGCGGACCATTCGAAATAGCCGAATGAGCCGTCCTGCTCGCCATTGGCGAAAGCCTCGGCGGCATCCACACCATCAGCGATGTACTTGTTCCAAGCGTCAACGAGTTTACGGCCCTTGTCCACCTGCTTGCGGAGAGCGACGCTGCGATAATCGCCAGCATTGCTGATGCCCCACAATTGCGAACTCCACACGGCCTTCGTGGTCTGAGAGACCGCGTTCCAGCCATCATCATTATGCTGCTCACGAAGCTCATCGAAAATCACACGGGCCGCGCTCTTCGCACGAATGTTCTTATCGGCACGGACAATGTACTTCGCCTTCGACTTCAACACAATGGCTTCCTCGCCATTGGTGTTGACGAATTTCTGCGTCATGTCCGCAAGCTCAGGCACCACCAGCTCTGACTCCTCATCAGTCTCAGGACGCGGATTACACCACTCCTTGACTTGGGAATATGGGCCTTTGGCATTATCCAAGGTCTGCGCGGCACCAACCACCAGGAACTTCACGGGCGGCACCCTATCCGGGTGCTTATTCGAGTCCACGAACAGCCACCAGGCGGCCAAAACGCCCATCAATGTGGTCTTGCCATTCTGACGAGCCACAAGCACAATCACCTTGCGGAAGCGATAGCTGCCATCCTCAAGCAATTCCAGCGCATGGACCAGCAGCCAGCACTGCCAAGGATAAAGATGCACATGAAGCATAATCTCCGCGAAGGCAATCACCGCGAAACCATTGCTGGTGGTCTTATCAAGCTCTCTAAGCGGCGGGGTGAAGATTCTAGGAAGCGTCACACCATGCTTCTCATCATCGATGGCACCGAAAACACTCAAATCTTCCGACACCATCGAACGCCTCCTAGCCGAAACGCTTCATGAAATCTTCCATCTGCACAACCTTGTCGCTCTTACGCGCCTCCGGCTTCGATTCAACCTTCGGCTTCGCAGGACGACCAACCTTAGCCGGAGCATCCACCGTCAAACCAAGCGACTGACAATATTTGAGGAACGTCGGCAGCGAAACGTTGTCGAGCTTGCCGTTCTCATCGACAAAACCGGAGAACGTCAGATAATCGATACGCTCAGCCAACACGCGAGCCGCAGCGACAACAGCAGAATTCACAGCCTTGAGGTCAGCGTTCTTCAACGAACGCTCCAACGCCTCCGCCACATTCCGACTCGGAAACTTCGCACTCATCGAAAACACCCCCTAATCTGCCATCGCGCGCGACCCGCCAACAATTTCACTCGTCGGGGAGAGGAAGACCAACCACGCGGGACGTCTTGCGCTCTGTCGTTGGTTTTACGATTTCACCGCCCCTACCCCTTGCTGTGAGGGCTCATGCTGTTGTTATCCATTGTCTTGAGAGTGTTCCGATTGGTGCTGGTGGGTCTTGGTTGCCGCGCAATCGGTTGCAGCTGGTATGGCTTGGTTTGAAGCCTGCCGGGTCGAATTGGAGTTCGGGGTGCTTCGAGACTGGGTAGAGGTGGTCGAGGTTGAAGCTGTCATCGCTTGTGTTCTTCGGTGCTGAATAATCTATCGGCATACCACACAACCAGCAGACTGCATGCTGTGCCTTGCATTGGTTGAAGAATGCGGCCTTGTCTTTTTCGAATTGGCGGCTTGTCTTGCGCGTTCTTCCTGGCATGTGGTCACCGCCTTGTGGTGCTTCGGGCTGGAGTCGAACCAGCGCATGGTGTGGGATGCACTATCTCTGATCACGGGCATTCGCAAAGAATCATGAAGCCATGGCCGGTTTGGTATCCGTCCTCTGGTATCTGTGCTATCCCTCGTGCTCTGCCACTGAGCTACCGAAGCTTGATATGAATAATGGCCCAGCCCTTTCAGGCTGAACCATTTTACTACTGTACGACAGTATAGCATTT